AAAGACCTTTTAAGTCAGCCTTCCAAGCTCTTACATGTACAGAATTAACATAACTTTTATCACTACCAGCAGGAAAAAATAAATTAACTGACTGTCCTTGGCATATAAATGTTTGTCTATCTGAGGCATGTTCTACAATCCACTCCTGATCTAATTCAAAAGCTGTTTTAAATATAGATTTTTCATAGCTATTTAAGAATACACAATGTTGTACAGAACCCTCATTACTAATAATAGACTTCCAAGTTTCATCTGTATTCTTATGATACTTTAATAATACTTTTTCTAAATATTTATTTTTAATTAAATGTGATCCTGCTCTAGTTCTATGAACATAAGCATTAGACTTAACAGGTTCAATACTAGGTGTACAACCACATATGATAGAGCTATTGGCATTAGGTGCAACAGCTAACAAGTGTGCATTACGTTTACCTGAACCTTTCATATCTGATGGCTCACCTTTTTCTTTAGCTAACAATCGACTCTCTTCAAGAGCTTCCATTTTAATAGTTCTAAAGATACGTTTGTTAAGACCTTTTGCAATAGGACTTTCAAAAGGTATATTCATTTTTTGTAAGTAGCCATGAAATCCCATAGCACCTAGTCCTAAAGATCGTTCAGCTATTGCACTACGTTTAGCTTTATCTAAATCTTCAGGTGCATTATCAATAAACTTTTGCAATACATTATCTAAGAATCTAGTTAAGTCTTTAATCATAGTGGTGTCTTTCCACTCGTCATACATTTCTAGATTAACACTAGACAAACAACATACAGCAGTACGTTCTTCATTAGTAACTAAATGTATTTCATTACATAGATTACTACCATGTATTTTTAAACCTAACTTCTTTTGTTCTTCAGGTAAATGTCTATTAGCTGTATCAATAAAGTTTATATAAGGTGAGCCTGTTCTAAACCTAGCTTCTAATATACGTTGCCACAAATCTCTAGCTAATATAGTATCTCTTGTTATTTGAGTATCAGGATCTTTTAATTCCCACATATCATTAGCTTCTACTGCTTTCATAAACTTATCTGTTACATTGACAGCATTAAATAAGTTAAAGCATTTACGATTAGCATCACCACCTGTAGGTAATTTAAAATTAGTAAACTCTACAATGTCAGGGTGAGAAACGTCCATGTATGCAGCATAGCTACCCTTCCTAGTTTTACCTTGTTTGTATGCTGTCATTTGTGAATCAACAACCTTTAGAAAAGGAATAGGGCCAGGAGATTTATCACCGACTGCCCTCACATCAGACCAATGACCCCCGACCCCACCACCTTTAACAGACAACCATGCTACTTCAGAATTATGTGAGATTAAATCTTTTAATGTATCACCTACATAAGTTAAGAAACAAGATATAGGTAAAGCTTTCCATTTCTTTCCTACAGCAGGTGCATTACTAAGTACAGGACTAGCAAACATAAACCATCTATCACTAGCATAATTATATATACGTTGTGCAAACTCTAAATCACCTTCACAATATGCAACAGAAGCTCTAGCAAAAGCTTCTTGAGGAGATGTTTCATCCTCATTCATATAATAATCTCTTAATAATTGTTTAGCTTGTTCTGATAACTCTTTATCTTTGGTATAGCAAATGTCAATCCCATTATATTTAATAGTATCCATTACCAATTTTTTCCTTTAGTTTTTTTTAGTAACTCAATCATTTTATTTAAGTACCATAAACATTTCTCAGCATTTTCTAAAGCACTTCCTTTGTGCCACATTCTTATCAAATACTTGATACAGTTTCCTTGACAATATGATATTGCTTCGTAATCACCTAATGTATCTACAATTACATCTATAGTTTCATACTTGCCTTTATTATAATGAGGAGGATGATTAACTACATCAACATTGTATATACTTCCTTTTTCTTTTTTCCAAAACTCTTCGTTTTGTTTCTCCCAATTATACAAATCATCTTTTAATTGACTCAATGTATATCTCCCTCAGTCTTTGTCCAAGTAGATAGTTTTATTACATTGTCAGGAGTATCTTCATATTCTGAAAACCCTTCTTCTTTTGCTATTTCATCCATCTTGTCTGAAACTCTTTTAGCAAAATCTAAGTCTGTATTTAAAAGATGAAAGCATGTAACTAAAGCATATAGTACATCCCTTAGTTGTTCTGTATCTTCCTCTTTTAATTTTTCTGAGGGCATTATCACAGCAGATAAGTCAACTGTGTTATCCCATTTCTTGTTAGTAAACTTAGGTTTTAATACCAAGGCTAAGTCATCTTCCCCTATAGGGTTTTTAATATCTGTTTCAAAGTCAATCATTTTTTTTCTCCTGGAAATGATATGAAAGTTATTATTTTTTCTGATGATCCATCTTCATCAATCCAATCATCAGGTATTAATTTTAAATGGTACAGAAATCCGTACCTATTACACCAATCTGCATAAGTAGTTTTACTTTTCTTACTGAGTTTTCTTTTTATAGATTCAAAAACAAATCGTATATCTAGGTCAGGGTGTTGTTTCTTAATCAATAAATGTTTACGTCTATCTTGTGCTGTAAATAATCCTTTAGTTTCTATTATTATTCCATTAGGTAATAAAAAGTCAGGGGTATATTTTCTGTATGATAAATCTTCCCACTCAATCTTTAATGGTTCATACTTAGCAACAACACCTTTGCTTTGTAAATCTTTTTGTACCTTAACTTCTAGTCCACTTCTATAGCCGTGTCTCTTAGAAGCTGCAAAGGATTTAGCATTAAACACTTCGGATCTCTGTATAACAAACCATTGGAGGAACTTCTGCCTTAGAAACTAGTGATGGTCTTTCCTGTAGGCTAGGCCAACAAGCATGTTTGTAATTGCAGAATGAACATTCAATACCTAGCTTTCGGTTGCCTGATGGTTTTTTTCGGTAGGTTTCTTCAACGTCCTGATAGCATCTCCGAAATCTATTTTCTTCAAGTTCTTCAGTTAGAGCTTTGGTTTTTTTAACACAGGTATCTGTGTCTATGTTAGAGGCGGCAACATATTTAAAATTACCATTAGCTTTATTGATAACCCACCAACCACCAGGCTTTGTCTTTGTAGCTAAAGAATACCCTGCCAATTGAGATACATATCCAAAGGAATCGTGTTCAGCAAGAGTGTTGTAGTCCTTAAATTTATTTTCATAAGACCAAGGACTAGCAGATTTTATATCATCTACAGCATCATTTGTAATGAGATCAGGAGTACCATCAATAGACTTACCATTGTCTAATTTAAGAGTAACCTTCTCCCCATTCTTATACTCAACACCTGCTTGTTTCAATATGCCTTTGAATACAGCTTCAACTATGTCACCCATCATCATTGTCATAATAAAACTAGCTGATGGTTTACTAGCAGCTTCAGGTTTGTTTTTATCAAACCATAGTTGACAGTAGCTCCTACCAATATTTGACATTCTTAATGTAAATTGATTGGATCGTTTATCAACAAACTGTTTTGTTAAAGCTTCACGAACATCATTAGTAATTTGATCTATAACTTCAGCAGACATAACAGAGTCTTCTGATTTAAGACCACTAAGATATTTGTGTATCTTTATTTCAGCAGGGTGATTCACTAAGCAGCTTCTTCTATATCCACAAACTCATCTACTACTTCCTTAGTTTCAGCATCACCTTTATCTTTAAGTGCATCCGTGTGAGCAGTTTTTATATAAGTGTTGTAGTTCTTAATCCACTCATTAAAGTTTATAAAAGTTTCTTCATCTTTTTCTTCAAGTGCTGACTCAACAGGATTTAACTGTACTGTAGGAAGATAGTACTTAGCACCTGTGGGAATAGTTTTTTCTTCTGTGTCTAACTCAATAGTATGTTGTGGAAGAATGTGATTCTTCTTAGCCATCTGTGAGATAGGTGCAGCAAAAGTTTTAAATGCATCTCA